AATTCCCCCATCGCGAGCGCACACGAACCACAACACACAACACTCGATTGTCAAGAGTTACACATCACACATTACAGATTTCACGCACACATTTCACGCACACATCACGCTCTAAAGTTTCACGCTCAATTTTCACGAGGGTAAAGGTCACGCATTTCACTTTCATATTTCACGCACACATTCACATATATTTCACGCATAGCTTTCTCACGATCATATAATTTATACTCACGCCAGCAATTAACACCTTAGCTTATCCATCGTATATAAAATTTGTATTCAATCCTCATATATCCACATTGTGTAAAACTATGTGCATATGTGCAAAACTACACCAAAAAAGTCTAAATAAAAATGCTTATTTTTTATTGACACATTAGACCGCATTGGTATATTATGAGGGTAGGAATTAAAAAAAGTGAGGTATAGAAATGAAGATAGAAATACAATATATAGCTAACAGTCAGAAGGTAGTTGTCAAACATGGCTAGAAAGCGAACACCGTCAGGACGAGCCAGACCAAAAACTATAGAGAATCAATTACTACTTACTGTTAATAAAGTAAATAAAAGGTTAAATAGATTAGATAAAGCAAATGTATACGGACGTTATAGTTCGAGGAAACTTTTAGAATTAGCTAATGCAGATAAAAACATATTATACTCTCGAAGTAAACGAAACAAAATCAAAATATCAAATTTAGGTAAATTAACAACAAGTGAAAAGCGATTATATATTAAACAGATGGAAAGATTTTTGAAATCGCCAACTTCTAGTGTATTTGGTGTTAAAAGAGCAAAGGCTAACGTCATTAAAAAGGTAAAAACCACACTTTCAGCTGAAACTGGTGTAGAACTTACCGAAGATGATGTAGAAGATTTTTATGATCTAGTTAATAAAAATGATGATTTTAAGTATTTAGCGGACAGAATACCACCCAGTCAAGTTTATGTATTAATGCAGCATACAAAACAAAGTGAGGGTGATTCTGATGATTTTATTAATCTATTAGAAGATTATTTAACTGTTAATAATAAAAATGTAAGAACGAAAGCGTCACGTTTATATAATAAATTTGTACAATGAAATACTGGACTGAATACAAAGGACATGATTTCAAAATACAGAAAAATATAGATAATACAATTTATACATTCGATATAGAAACTTCGTCATATCTGCTACTAGGTGAAAAACAAATACCAGCGTCAGAATATTTAACATTATCTGAAGATGAAAAAGAAAATGCAGTTGCTTGCGCTTGCATGTATGTATGGCAATTTTCAGTTAATGACATTGTTTATTATGGTAGAACCTGGGCTGAATTTTTGATGTTTCTAAAAAGATTAGATGAAAATAGCAGATTCAAAAAAATAGTATTTGTTCATAATTTATCATATGAGTTTCAATTTTTCTCAAGTCAATTAAAGATCAAAAAAGTATTGTCTAGAAAGTCGCGTAAAGTGATGTCATGTGAACTAGCTGATTATAATATAGTTTTTAGATGTAGCCTATATATGTCTAATGTTGCACTAGAATATTTGCCGAAACTGTTTAATTTGAGTGTTCAAAAAATGGTCGGCGATTTGGATTATTCAAAAATACGCACACCTATAACGCCGCTTAGTGAAACAGAATTAGGTTATTGTGAGAATGATTGTTTAGTCGTCTATGAATATATAAAAATGGAGTTAGAAACATATGGCTGTGTAAAGAAGATTCCATTAACATCAACAGGAAAGGTGCGGAAAGAATTACAAAAAATAGTTTTAAGTGATCCATATTACAGGCGTATCACTAGAGATTCTATTAACATTACACCTACTGTTTATAATATGCTAATCGAGGCATTTGCTGGTGGTTATACACACGCTAATTTTATGTACACAGATGAAGTGTTAAATAATGTTGATTCATATGACGAAACTAGTGCATATCCATATGTGATGGTTGCGTATAAGTATCCTATGAAAGCATTTCGAGAGTGTAACGTTAGACGTGCTGAAAATATGATCGATGAGTTCGCATATTTATTACGAGTTACATTTAGAAATATACACAGCAAATATTACAATAATTTTATTAGTGCGTCTAAATGTAATAATATAGTGAACGCTAGTATAGATAATGGGCGGATAATTAGAGCGAAAGAAATAAATATAACTTTAACAGATGTAGATTTTAAATTTATTTTAGATAGTTATGATATGGATTCATACGAAATAGAAAGCTGTTATTATTCACAATATAATTATCTACCGAAGTTATTCGTCGATTTCATTTTAGATAAATACGTGAATAAGACAAAATACAAGAATGTTAAAGGTAAAGAATTAGAATATATAAAAGAAAAAAACAAGTTCAATAGCCTATACGGTATGACAGTAACGAATATGATTCGCGATGAGGTAGAGTTTGATAATAAAACAGGCTGGACTGAAAAACCCCTAACAGATGTAGATATATTTGAAAAGTTATGTGATGAAAAAAATAAAGCGTTTTTATCTTTTGCGTGGGGTGTATGGGTTACTTCATACGCACGTAATAATTTACTGCGGCGCGTTATGGCTCTCGATGAGTACACAGTATATTGTGATACCGATTCCCTGAAGTGCGTGCAAGGTTATGATAAAAAAGTGTTTGATAACTATAATAAAACAGTAGAAGATAGAATTAGACGAGTTGCTAAAGAGATGGATATACCACTAGACAAATACCAGCCCGAAGATAGTAAAGGCGTAAAACATTTGCTAGGCGTGTTTGAATGTGAAACAGATGATAATAGATTATATACCTATGATAAATTCATTACACAAGGTGCGAAAAAGTACGCAGTAGAAAAAGATGGCAAGATAGAAATAACGGTTTCTGGCGTTCCAAAATGCGGTGCTAAAGCATTAAGCAAAATAGACGATTTTAGAGATGATTTATTATTTGATTATTCTGTTACAAATAAACATATGATTATGTATAATGACGATCAAAAACCAATTGAATTAATAGATTATAATGGTTTAAAATATAAAGTAGAAGATAAAACTGGCGCGTGTCTTCTACCTACTACTTATGTATTAGGTAAGAGTTATGATTATGCTAATTTGTTAACAGAAAACTCAAGTCAGCGAGCCAAATTTAAACAGGAAACATAAAAATGACAGACCTAGAATTTATAAAAAGATTTAATAAAATTACGATAAAAGAACTATGTCTAGAAAATCACATAAATAAATCTAATCTCTATACCGGTAAAACATCGAAGAAAAATCAAGTTCTAATTAAAAAGGCGATTTGGTGTGAAATAGCGAAACTTCTAATAGAAGATTATAAAGACGAGGTGAACCAATGATAATTAATGACATACAAGAAAAATATTTAAAGACAGTGTTCAAGAAAAGAGAACTCGATAGCACTGATATAACAGTAGATTATAGAGGTAAAATAAAGAATCGACATTGTTATGTCGTATTGTTTCCTAGTTCTAATATAGTAATAACTACGCCGAAATTATATATGGTTGCTGATATACAGAAAGCGGTGCGAACTTTAATCTCTGCTAATCATGAGTAATACAAAAATAACATATTATAATATAGACCCGTTAGACAGCAAAGGCTGTGATATTAATTTGTTATGGGGCGAACGGTCAAACGGTAAATCATATCAAGTAAAGCATAAAAAAGGTATTAATAAATTTATTGAATCATCAATAAAAAACCGTAAGAGGTTTGTATATTTACGACGTTTCGTGAAAGAAACCAGCACAGAAAAAGTAGAGCGTTATTTTGCAGATATAGACGTGGCTAGAATCACAAATAATAAATACAACTGTATTACAGTTTACCGTAAAGAACTTTTTTTGAGCTTTTTTGATATAAATACAGGTAAGACCTCGCGCGGCGAGAAAATAGGTTATGTTATGGTTTTAGCACTAGAGCAAGATTATGCTGGTTCGTCATACCTAGATGTAGAGGATTTAATTTTCGAAGAATTTATGTCGAGATCAGAATACTTACACGATGAACCGGACAAATTGATGAACCTATATAGCACGATAGACAGAAAACGCCACAAATTAAGAATGTGGCTAGTAGGTAATACCATTTCTAAAGTATGTCCATATATCAACGATTGGGGGTTACTCGATATTGTAAGCAATCAAAAACAAGGAACTATCGCCACAACTAAAATAGATACAGGTTCAGTAGATGAGAACGGCGAAGAATTATTTGTTACTATAGCAATAGAACACTGCGCCAGCACAGGTACATCATCATTTGCAATTGGTAAACATAAGGATATGTTGAACAAGGGCGAGTGGCAATCTGATCCACAGCCACATCTACCGAAATCATACAAGAAATACAAAGTGATGTTTAGGTTTATCTTTTATTTTAAAGGATTCAAATATATATCTGAATTATTGCAAGACGTAGAAGATTTGAACACATGCTGGTACATTAAACCGTACAAAGGTAAAATTAATAATAAGACTATTGTTTTTAGCGATATTATTAGTACATCACCATTTTGGCATAGATACATATATGATACAGATTTCCCTAATCGTAAAATAAACGAAGTATTATCTACTTTTAGAGAATCAAAAATTTTTTATGCTTCGGATATTTGCGGAACGGAATTTAAACAAGCTATTGATTTCGCTATAAAAAAATAAGAAAGGAAGTAATTATGGCACTTAGAACTAGCAAATTTATTTTAGCTAGAGATATAAAAATGGATAAGTCATATAAAAACGTTTTAAATTATTCACAAAGCGATATGATTTCGCTTTTAAATAGTAAAGCAGTAGCCAGTGGCACTAATCTATCATTTATAAGACCTACTGAAAATTATCTAGACTTACCCACTCCGTACGGCACAGCGCTAACTGCCAACTATCTAGCATTTCAAAACCCAGATTATTCTAATAAATGGTTCTTCGCCTTTATTGATTCTGTCGAATATATCACAGACGGTACTACCAGAGTGCATTTTATAATAGATGAATTTTCGACATGGTATGACAACTGGACACCTGAACCATGCTTTGTCGTACGCGAACACGTAAACGATGATACTGTTGGTGCGCATACGATACCAGAGGGTATTGAACATGGCGAATATATATCAAATGGTTTTGAACGAGATAATAATATGTCTGATCTAGGCTATATCTTACAAGCGACAAATCATTATGATTACAACCCTAGTAGTAGTACCACCCCTGGACAGATGGCGACAAATTTTGGGGGTATATATAATGCTGGCACTACCTTTTATTTTCCTCGTACTACGGCTGGCATATTATCGTTATTAGACGTGATTCAAAGATACAATGCTTCTACCAATGAGAAAATTACTAATGTTTACGTGATTCCATCAGTATTTGTAGCAGATAAAGATAGCATTACTTCTACACACGATTGGTGGGCTGGAATGAGTCAGCCAGTAACATATGATGTAACAATCAATAAAACAACAACATTAGATGGGTACACGCCACGTAATAAAAAACTTTTAACAGGCGAGTATAATTTTCTAGTCCTAGATAATAATAATGGCACATCAAACGTGCTTAGATATGAAGACTTTAGCACCAGCAACTGTGTCTTTGAGGTTGAGGGTGTGCCAACATGTGGTGGTTCGATTAAATGTGTACCGAAAAATTACAAAGGTTCAATTCGCTATCAACAAGAGGGTATAATGGCTGGTAAGTTTCCTGTGTGTGGCTGGGTGAATGATAACTATACGAACTGGCTAACACAACAGAGTGTCAATATAAATCAAGGTCGTATAGGCGCTGTTGCTGGGATTCTAGTAGGTGGTGCATTGGCGGCTACAGGTGCTGGTGCTGGTGTTGGTGGTATGCTGATCGCTGGTTCTGTTACGTCACTAGCTGGTGGGGTGTTAGACCAAATGCGTGAACAAATACAACACACTCCAGTGCCAGCAACAGCCAGCGGTAATGTTAATGGCGGCGACATTTGTAGTAGTTATGATATGAATAAGTTTTACTTTATTCATATGACAATAAAAGCTGAATATGCGCGCCAAATTGACGATTACATGGACAGGTTCGGATACAAAATCAATAGAGTTAAAACACCAAATATTACAGGTCGCACGTATTGGAATTATGTAGAGATTTCAAAAGGTGAAGATATTGGTTTTAGCACGAATCAAACTATACCTGTGCCGCCGCAATCAATGGAAACAATAAATAATATATTTAGGTCAGGCGTTACCATTTGGCATAATCACGATAATATTGGTAATTTTTCGTTAAATAATTCTATCGTACAATCTTGATATATCTGTAGATTGAAAATAAGAATAAAAAATAATACCCAAATTGGGTATTATTTTTTACCGTAATAGATTAGCTGGCTGGGTTAAAGGCAACTTCCTCAACTACCGTTGGTGACTCTAATGGAGTACCACCGAACCATCTTCTAGTAAATACTTGAGCGTTCCACCCTTGAAACTCCGAGATACAAGGGTTGAATGAGCAGTCGCTGGCGGTACTCTTAACGCATAAGTATGTTTTACGTACACCTTCGCTTGTGTCGGTGTTACATAGTGCCAGACTATATTGGTTTTGATGTGATAGGTTGCGCAAGTTAGTAACCTTGAGGTATGGCGTAGCACCATTTACGAATGTTGCTTTAATCGACTGATCAACTGCCATATCTATTTTCATATCGTAGATACAAGCACCCCTTAGTATGGCGATAGGATAGTATTTGTTAGCTTGCATTGTCAGTGACCATGCGTCCCGTAGTACAATCTTATTTTCAGGGTACAAGTTACGACAGTTGATATAATCATCAACATCAACCCTGCCAACTTCGTTTATTTGAATATTATCAAAATGGAAAACATCAAACACAGTGAAGTATTGTTTGAAGTTAGTATTAGTGGTTCTAATATCTAGCCCATAGTTTTTTCCAGTACCAGTTATGGACGGCGGTGTGTAATCGAAGTTCGTCACATAGAGTCTTAGGTTTGCGCTTGTTTCCTTGTACTTAAATAGTACAGTTTCATATGTAAGGTCGCTTAGGTAGTGATAGCTTTGACAGTCATTTAAGTACACTTTCATAGCAGTATTAAACTCAAAAGCAGTACCAAAGGTATCCGCATAGCATTGGTTTAACTTTGAAACACCAAAGCCTCTAAACTTAAATGCAATTGTCTTTTCATAATTAGTTTGGTTTAGAGTACCATCTACCCAACCGCCAAGCGCGTGTATATTTTGGTAATAGTTACCAGAGTGGTCATCAACAGCAATAGTACAACTGTTTATTCTCATGTTGCGTAACTTGTTATCATATGCGTCTAGCAAAATACCAGTAGAGCTTCCAGCACTTCCTGTACCGTTTATATTTACATTATCTATGTTAAGATCTGCGCTATTTGAAGTATTAGTGCCAATAGCAACTCTAATACCATAGTTGCTCACATTGATTATCTCAATGTTTTTAAGGAACGTATTTTTTCTATTAGATGAAGTATAAATAGCTTGAGTTGTATTGCTTGCGTCAAATATACCGCCATCAACAGTTACGATTGCACCCTTTACGCTGCGTTGCCAAGTTCCCTCGTATTTACCTATCTCTAGTAACGAATCAATAGTGGTATTAGTTTTAATTACAGCGTCACTTTCTAACTTCAGATCTACTTGTTCTGCGTTAGTTGTACCAATACTTAGAGGTTGAGTAATTAGGTAAGTACCACTAGGAAAATACAATGTATGTTGATGTAAGACATCTATACCATGTTGTATTTTGGCATAATCATCGTGTGCACCGTCACCATAAGCGCCGAGTGATTTAACATTTACAGGTTCTTCTATTATGAGTTCCGCAACTAAATTATTGGTTCCGTCACCCATTTCTATAATAGTTGCCTCATCTACAATGTCATCATTGGTAATAGTGCGAATTTTGTACAAGGCGGAACCACCGTCATTTTTAGCATAATAACCTAGCGTACGTGCGTAAGAGCCGTTTACTAAGTTTTCGGCTAATTTCATTTCTGCGACATTATCATATCCGAACAAGGCGGTTGAATTAAGATACTGACTAATAATATCTGCCAACTGTCCGTCTTCAGCCATTTGATCAAGTTTGTTATTGATTTCTTCTTGAATGTCGAGGTTGTCGAAATATGTATCAACATATGATTTTAATGTATTAAAGGCGATTACTAATTGTTCTGTCTGCTCTATGACTTCATTTTGAGAATTTATCACCTTATTCAGATATTCAACTACTTTGCATAGCAATTCATAATCTGTTAGCGCATCAAAATCTTGTTCAATGAATGGAAAGTTTTGCAAAACGCACCGCCTGAATTTTGGTATTCTTGTTATTGAGTTCATGTTTTTACCTTTCTTTATAACACTAAACTATAAAATAGAGGTTCAAGCTCTTTAAATATCATAGTATAGACATTATTAACATTATTTATAAAATCAGTATAAACTTTAACTCTATCTTTTTGTGACTTTATTATAGTTTCATTAACCGTTTTATTGTCTTCGCCCTCATTTTCTATCGTGCTATCCGATGTTACTTCCGCTTCGCTGTTGTTGGTATCATAGTTGTATTCTGTTACATATGTACCGCTTTTTACATCGGCTATTGCGCTTTGTGGCGTATTGCTAAATCGTCTATCAGAGGTTGCGCTGTCTTCGCTATTCGTGGTTGAGCTGGTTGTTGATGACGATTCAGTTGTTGTATTGTCAGATAACTGGCGTGTAATACTTTCGCCATCGCTAAACAACTTCCAGCCCTTTATAGCGTCAAACAAAATATTGTATTTTGGCATTATCTCATTTATTTTTACAGATAAAGCAATATTAAACGCTGTGACTGTTTCATATCCTATGCGGCGCATTAGAAAATGATTCAAAATCATCGTTTCGAAATCCTCTTTTGACAGATTAGAGGTTAATGGATATTCAAAATCAAAGAATACCTGTCGCCCCGTTCTAGCTAAATCTTTAATCTTTGCTGGTGTTTGATTACTGTAATTTACATATGAATTTAAAATTGCATATATCGTTGGTGGTATGTTGTAATCATTACCTAATTTAATTAAATCTCTAGCTAGAAACGGTGTCGGCAAAAACATCATTGGATACATCTTCGTCTTCGTCCTTTCCTTTTTCTGTGCTAGGTTCACCGTCATAGTATTCGACTGACATGTTCAACCCAAACTTTTCATTAATTTTTTCAATCGCTCGCTGTCTAGGTTCAAAACGTGAATACCTAGATACTATAGTGCCGCCCTGTGACGCGCTCATTTCATCAGTAATCATGCGCTCTTTCTTTTGTATAGACAGATTCGCTACACCAATCAGAGCATAAAATTGCGCCCATAATTTATCAAGGTGATCATCTATTTTATCTGTAACATATGGTGCTGGGTTCAATACACCCTGAATATCAGCAAATGCGCTATCTCTAGTAGATATAACTGTTTCAACATTAGAGTCTATTTCATTTATAGTATCTTTTACACTTTTTTCTGTATTGCTATCACATTTCCATATGCGAGGGGTGCGCTGATGTACTATATTAATATCTTGTGTTCGTACACATAGTGCGATTCTTTCCGCCAATTGTGCAATATCCAGCTTCAACGAATATTTTGATGTATTGTCATACATGATTACATATTCGCCTTTTTTCAAATATCGCCTGTAACCATTATCACCATTTACTTCTATATTAATAGGTCGCCCATACATGTCTAGACTTCCGTATGAACCAAATGGTAGCGCAATCACTTCGTTTAATACTTCGTCTTTAAAAAAAGCAATAGCACCTTCATTTAACAGGGTGCGATTTAAATAAGACAGATCAATATATTCTGGTAGATTATTGAATTTAAAAACATTCTCAGCTAGATTCTTCATTTGTCGGTAATACATTTGAAATGTTTTCAGGTTGCTTAGTTGTGAACTTATTACTTTCTTTCGCATTTTTTACTCCTGAATAATCAAGGGGCATAATTGCCCCTTGATTAATTGATTGACTATTAAGCAACAGTGATACGAGTGATTGCTGTTTTGCTATCGTCATAAACAGATGTAGCTTTGACCCAAACGCCACTAGCCATAACGCCAGCTGTGCCAGTGCTTTCAGTGACAACGCCAGTTTCCAAACCGTCATCGTCAACAACAGGTGCGCCTAGACCGTACCAGCCAGTTTTTTCAGTAAACGATACTCTGTTTGCATTAGTGCTTGTACCAACAGCTACCGTATATTGTGGGTCGCTGGCAAATAGTGCAGCAATGGCGGTTGCTTGCTTGGCTGCTGTATCATCAGCGGCTGCTGCCTTATAAGTTACGCCGTTAATAACAAGTTCTTCACCTGTAGCAAGTGCAGTAGAAACTGTTACATAGTAAACACCTTGTGTACCACTTGCACCGTGTCTGTGGTTTGCTGGAATTTCAACAAGACCATTTACATCAACAGTTGCTTTGTTAGCTTCAGTGCTTTCGGAATCTGCCTCAATAGACCATGCGACTGCTTTGTTTGCAAAACCAGTTGTCGTAACAGTTGCGGTAAGTTGCAAGTTTTGACCTGCTGAAACGCTGGCTGTACTTGGCGAAACAGAAATGGCAGACACAGCAGGTGTGACATCTTTAGTGAAGACCACAGCATTTTTAAATGGCGAAGTCGATACAACTTTCCAGGTATGTAGCCAGTGCGTATTCTTCAACGATTCGGGATTGAAGAAATCGGTGCGGCGAGTTGGTGCCATGTTGTCAAATGCATAGTTGTAAATCTGGAACCATTCGCGATCAATAATGACGGCTGGAACATTGGCAAGTGCCGAAAGTTCAGCGTCGGTGAATGGAATATAAGCACTGCCCAATAGTTCAGTTAGTCGCGCCGTATCGTGGTAGTTAAAGCCATCAATCAAGGCAAGCTGTGCTTTCATCTCTGCGTCGTTGCGGAAGAAAGAGGTCGCCAAAACATCAGTTGAAAGGTCTGCGTCAAAGTCCGTGTTTAGAATCATAATTTGATCTTCAAAAGCACTAGCAACGCGCACACCTGCTGGGTTGTAATTTGGACTGCGGAAAGTCATTTTATTAGAAATGTTTTTAACAAATGAAACACGCTGACGTGGGGTCAAACTGTCATAACCGTCAATCTCAACAGAGGTAATTGTACCATCAAGAATACGGCGACAAAGCGCATATTTAGCGACCAAATATTTATCATATTTATAACCCTCGTAAAGCGAGCCAATAATACGTTCAATAAGGTTGAACAAACCATCACCATCATCAAACGCCATCGCCATCTGTTCATCAGATGTAGTAGTTTTGTAGAATTTCTGATAGTTCACCTCATGAATATAGTTGTAAACATTCGGTACAACATTATCTAGAAAATGATCAACGTCATTTGCATATGCGTTGTAATCGTAAACGTCGGCGATGTCCACCATCAATTCACGGACAGATTCGCCATAATTCAACGTACCGCGTTCTGCAAATTCTTCCCACGGGTCGTTCCAATAGTTCCTATCAATAACAGTAAGACCAATTAGGTTAATGGTATTAATGAACGCATTTTTGTAACGCTCATTGGACATAATAATTTTTCCAATGGGCTTAATGCTTTCGCCCTGAACAGGCAAATCAATATTTGCTGCTAATTCTGGCGTTTGGTTAATGATGTAGCTCAAAAGTTCAGCACCACTTTTAACCTTTAAAACACTTTTAATTGACATATGTTTTAAATCTCCTTTATATCTATAATGTCTTTTTCATTATAAATATCTTCTTTAGTTTTATCCATAGGCGGTTTATCATCAACAGACATAAACCTATTAATGTACTTTTCTTTCATTAATTCTAAATCAGTTCTAGCTTTTTCAGCTTCTGCTTTATACGCTTCAGCTTGCTCTTTTAAACCATCATCAGAATCTGTGATAAATGAATCGGCTACATCTTCTAAAAATTCCATCTGCTTATCAGTGTCTTCTTTATAGATGTCTTTATACTTGCCAATAAATTCATCTTTTGATAATTTTGGCATTAATTACTCCTTTCTAACACAAATATACCATAACTGCAACAATAAAAGACATACGATCGTATGTCCTTATTGTGTTTTATAAGTGTGTTCATCACTAGGGCTAAAGTAATGCCCCAACCTGCTAATTATTATATCATATCAGCCTCGTAGCTTTCTTGCATACAATACCCATGGAAATCGTTTATCTTCTTGCCCTGTTGGAGTTGGTGGCGTTACTCCACCTTGATATGTTACCCAGTTATGACTATAACCCTGTATGATAGTTGTATCATTTACATATACACCGTTCCAATAGTGTATACGGTTACTTAAATCATAGTTACCAGTAGACCGTTGAACAAAGTACCCCCCTCTACCTTGACCTAAACAGCTGTGTACGTGGTCACCAGTTACATAACCATATGTACCTGTTCTATAGCATAACTGACCCTGTGTAACAGTTTCGCCTACAGTAGTGTATGGCGGGCTATTATCATGCATAAACATCAGTGTCATATAGTCCAAAGTGCCATCTGCAAAATGTACTAAATCGGTACTTTCCCATATGACAGCATTACCGCCTGTTGTTCCTGGGTGATAAGAAATTACCTTCATAGTGCAAGGCGCATAAAGCGGCGCTCTATATACAACAGAGCTACCATTATACCCGACAAAGTCCAAGTTATAAGTTCCAGCGTGTGAGTAGTCGCCGTTCTCGTCCTGTGTCATATATAAATATGGCATTGGAAATAATGCCACTTCATAACCATCACTAGCGATTAATCTTTGACCTGCGATCATCTTAACATCTGATTTACGATACCTTGAACTGTATTGTAATTATAACCAGCCTTAGTTAATCTTTGTTTACGTTCTTCACCATTACCCCAAAGACCTTTGATAACTTCTCTAGCAATCGTTTCGTTAGACTTTTTACTGTTGTTTGGTGCCAACATCTGATTTACGATACCTTGAATTGTATTGTAATTGTAACCAGCCTTAGTTAATCTTTGTTTACGTTCTTCACCATTACCCCAAAGACCTTTGATAACTTCCTTAGCGATCTCGGTGTCTGTTTTCTTTTTAACAACTGGTTGTGCTGCTTTCTGCCAGCCCTTATAACGAAATGCACCAAGAAAATCTGACAGACTACGCTGAATAGCATTTACTCTAATACTACCTTGATTTTCACCTTGTAATATTATCTGCTCACCTGGTTTAATTATCTCTCTAACGATTCCAATATGTCCATCGTCGCCATTAAAGATACACCAATCGCCAACCGCTAATTGTTTCTTGTCTGTAATTAATATAAAGTCATTACCAGCATTTACCGTTCGTGATACTATCCAGCAATCACGAACTGAACCATATCCGCCTGGTTTTGTAATTAATGCACGCCCAACTTGATTAACCCAGAAGTAATCACCGTAATCCCAACATTGATATTTTTGTGTTCTTGGGTATCCGTCCATGTCGTAGGCACCGCCTAGTGTTACATCTATAAAAGCCTGTGCTGTGTCCCATCTAGCCATTGTTTATATATCCTTTCTCTTTCTTCGCATATCTTGCTATGGTAATGCAAGCTCTCTCAATATCATATACGTACATATCTTCTTCGTCGTACATTTATTTACCCTTATCCTTTAGTATCTTTAAAGCTTTAGCTATTATAGCTGGTATTGGCACGCCAGCCGATGCTAAATTTTCAATTATAGATAGCCCTTCATTAGCGACAAAATAATAAATGATCAGTGTTCTTATGTCGCCGCTATTCCCCGTTAGTCTATCAATAACAACGCCTAGAGCCACAATAGCTAGTAACCCCACTTTTTTAATAATCCCCCTAAATCCTATACGGCTAGATAATGTTTGTGATTCATATGCTTTTATTAATCCGCTTACATAATCTAAAGCTATAGCAGCCAGTAAGCATTGTAACGCAACATCTAATCCGCCGAATACATATATAATAACTGTGCTTATTCCTGAACACATAAAAGCGAAAAAGTTTCTCATAAGTTCATAATAGCACAATAAAGAATAACGGCTATGCTATATCAATAGCCGCTATTCTCGTCTGTAAATTATTTGCTTTCTAGCTCGTCAAATTGTTTGCGTAAATCTGAAACTTTGTCGCGATATTCTGATTCCGCTTCATAATGAGCGATCATTATTTTCACTTTCTTATATTGCTTACTTTCTGTTTCTTCAGCTGCTTCCATCACGCTAGCAATATACTTTAAATCATCTTTGTTAAGCATTATAAAAATCCTTTAATTCTTTAATATCTTCATCGTCATAGCTAATTTCGTAAGTTTTCATCGCGCCATTTTTGGTTTCGGTAAGTCCTTTAAACTCTACCCAAATATGAGAACCCATTGGAATTTCATCAAATTTATTTTTAATATCAGTCTGTCCGACAATTTTAACTAGCGAGTTCTTTTCGATTGCAATAATATATACAACCATATCACCATGCTTTGTAGTAAATTCTTCTTTATCTACAAAATACCCCTCTAGAAAATCACCCTCTTTTAATTGTCCTTTTTTATTCCATGTATCTAAATCTTGATATTTACCTGCTTTTGATTCGGCAACTTTTCTAGCCATTGATTTATCCTTTATTTATTAATTATTATTTTTGGTTATTTGGTATAACCAACAATGGCGCGTTTATAGACTTCATCTAGGTCAAAATTGTGCGTGTTTATGTTTGTATATGTTTGTTTTGTGTGTGAGAAAAACAATGCAAAACGAAAATTCTAATGCAGAGGTATATATTAACGCGCCACTATGGGTATATCAATGAACGAGGAATCGGTTTAATTCCTACCCTCATAATATACCAATGCGGTCTAATGTGTCAATAAAAAATAAGCATTTTTATTTAGACTTTTTTG